ATGAACATCCTTGCCATTGCGACCGCGACCGTGTGGATGGATTTCCTCTTTGTGATGTTCACGAAAAAGGTCTATCTCCTGAACTCGATGCTCACCGTGTGGTACGACAAGTACCGTATGATTGCCGTCCTTCTTGACTGTCTCTCCCTGATGCTGGCCATCATGCTGGCCTTCTTCACCGTTCCCGGCGGATCGCCTATGACAGTTACGGCCGTGGTCCTGCTCTACCAGATTCTGCACGACATTCTGCTGTATACATTTGTGATTACCCCTCTTCCCAACGGAGAAAACGAGATCATTGACCTGTTCCGGACATACGTGAACCGCGGAGGAGTGGGGCCACTCATCGGTGATTCGGTCTTGATCCTGTCCATCATGGGCCTGTTCTACGCCATTCGAAAGGTTCCGACGGAGATCCAGATCTTTAACCTCCTCCTCGGAATTTACGCCGTGACGTATTCCGTCTACTCTGTATAAACTCCCGAATTCACTTCAAATGCTTTGAATGAATTCCCATTGCAAGTACTCACAAATCTTCTTCCAGATCGTGTCGTGCTGAATTAGGCGATCACGGGACTTGAGAAGCGGGAAGTGGACCTTATACTCGTCCAGCTCCAGCAGCTCCAGAAATTTATAAATGATATACGAATACGACAGGAAGTTCCGCCGTTCGTCGGGGCAGTAGAGGAGGTAAGGTGCCTGCACCTCCTGGAACATAGCTCGAATCTTGTCCTCGATCTCTGGCGTGATCGTGGGCGGGGGGTTTCCGTTCAGACGCGAAAGAATATGAGCAGCGTGCTCGTAATACCGGTTCCGACCCAGCTTTTTCAAGATCTCGCGGATATTCTGCTCGGTCAGGAGAGCGATATTATCAATACGACGCTTCCGGATCTCGCAAATGACCTCGTTCATGACATCGTCGGGGATCTCGGTGCTCTCCTTGGCCTGGAACTGGTTCAGGATCTCGTTCAAGTGGTTCTGCTTCTTGTACGCGTAATTGTTTCGCTCCTTCGGGGGATCACGGAAACTGGGGAAGTCAGAGACTACGAGGGCATACTCTTCGGACCCGCATTTGGGGCAGACCAAAATACCTTCGGATGTGATCTCTTCGCGAGGGATATTGCAGGGGGCACAGTGCTCGGCCATCTTCTTGATATTGTCTGCGTTCTCGGCGATGTTCAGGCCGTTAGAGAGACCGCGACGGGAAAGGTATTCGTCAAACATCTTCTTCTTGGACGGACCGGCCGACGTCTCTGTCACGGAAAACAGTTTGTCAAACGTCCCCGGGATCCGGGCTCCGAAATCTACCTTGGACGTGGTCTTCTTGCCGGGAGGAGCATAGTAATCCAGCATAAGGTCTCCGCTGTCCAGGTAATATTGCTGGATGTCCCGCTTCTCCCGGGCATCGTCGATGGATTGTACAAGGGTATCGTGCTCCGCCTGGAGCTTGGACTGGAGCATCACGTCTTCATAAACAAAAGGACTGAACGGACCCTTCATTTGTGCCTTGACCTCCGTCAGCCTCTCCTCTAATTCACGCACCGAATCCTCCGATGCTCCGGTATGGAGCTCATCCACATACTTTTCGTGCAGAGAGTCTAGAGTACCGATTTGGTCTCTACCTTTAGATCCTCCGCCGTCCCTCGCCTTCTTGACTTTGAATACGTCAGACATTGTTGTCCCTGCGAGTTTCACCTGTAAGTTATTTCTTCATCAATACGTATCCCAGAAATACCAGGACCGCTACACCGAGGGTGTAGTAAGATAGAGGGTCAATATACTCAACGGGCACCGGGGCCTGGTACAGGTTATCCTGGAAGTTCGCATACGTCTCAGGGGTTCCCAACTTGCCCTTGACCTTCTCTTTCTTGACAGGTGCCTGTCCTTTCTTGGCAAGTTCTTCCGCTTTCTTGGCTGCGGCTTTTTGCTCTGCCTGGAATTTTGCCAGTAAACCATTCGCAGCATCCGCAGATGCCGCTTGACACGGCGTGATATTGAATTCCAGCTGAGGGGTCAAGAACCGTGTTTCGTTTCCTTGCGGGACACCTGTCTTAATATCTGTGACAGGGCACGTATACGCCTGGCACGGTGGAACCCCGTCCAGAACCAGTCCGTTCATCAACTTTAGGGCGTTCATGGAGGCAATATCACCGCCCATCGCGGGAATAATACCGTCAAACCCGCTTCCAGACACTGCTTTCTGAAAACTCGGACCTAGAACTGCGGCTGCGTCGTCCATTCCCAGCCTGTTGTTGGTATACGAGTACCGCGGAACTACCGGTCCATCGCCCTTATCGTTTCCCTTGTCGTCCTTTGACCCGGCCAGGCGGCACATTCCACCAGTATCCTTGAAAAATTGGTTTCCGGACTTGGGACCCGTAATGAGGTCGTCGACATACGTCACGATGGCGTTTGCATTGGTTCCGACCTGGCTCATCGTTCCATCATCACTAACATGTAAGTCGGCAGGGGACTGCACAGTCTGGAGGTAATCAAAGGACGGACCTAGTGCCTTGTCTAGAATCGCATTTCCTGCTGCCATAGGGTTGTCGTTGGCAGATGTGATAGCGGACTGAACGGATGCCCACATTACTTATTCTTTCCGCGAGATCCAAATTCTTCCAGTTGTTCTACGAAGCTCGGATTGGTCATGACGCACGGACGTTGCTTGGCCATGACCTCCACCACCTTCTCCATCGGGATTCCGAACCGTTTGTGGAGGTATGCGGCCAGAAGGGTGGCCGACCTATTCATTCCGGCCTGGCAGTGAACGTACACGCACCGGCACCCAGGATCACGCAGGAACATGTCCATGACCTTCTCAAACGTCTCGTAGTAGTCCCGAATAAGGGGGAACCCTACAACATCTTCGGCTCCCAGCGAAAAGTATCTACTCGGACCAGCGTGAGTAGATGCCCACGCTGGACAGGCAGACTTCTCTGCACAGTTGACGATATGGGTGACGTGGTGATCCTGAATGAAACGGGGGGTCAGATGAAGCCCGGGACCAAGAAGAATGCGATCAAACACAGCTGCGATTGGATCGTATACGGGTCCGCGAGATCGGTGGCGGTTCTTATCTAATATCGCCTGGAGCATCTATACTTACTATTCTTTCAAGACATAAACCAGTCCGATTTATACTAGATGAGAGGCTGGAGGAGCACCTGGAGGATGTAGACCAGGACAACGCCCAGTCCGCCCAGGCACGCAGCACCCGTCAGCGAGACCACGCCAGATCCCGAATACGCATTCGGGATGTAGCGGAGAAACAGGGACTGCACAGGGGTCAGCTAGATCACGAAGATCGCACCAAAGATGGCGACGTAGGTCATGATAGACTTCAGGACGCTCTTGGCGGCACCAGGGTGCATCGGGGCAACCTGCGTCGGGGGAGGAGGGGTATAGATAGCCGAAGATGTTCCGGGTGTGACCATCTGCGGGTACGTTGTGGCGGAGGGCAGGGCCATCGCCGGCTGCTGCGATCCTCCCGGGGGCATCAGCTGGTCAAGAGGCGTGGCATCCATTTGTATCTATTAAAGCGAAACTCTCGCTGCCGGGCACGACGCGTCCTCCACTCGGAAGCGATAACACTTGCCGTCCACACGCGACACCATTTCTTTCAGTTTGGCCGGAGGGATCGCTGACACTTCAACTTCGGTTTGGGGACGATGAAACATCAGGACGGCAAGGCCCAGGCCCACGACAAACGAAAAGAAGAAATTGGCTTCTGGCTTTTTCAAGACTGCTGCGACGTTCATCCTATTGCTTACTTACATGTTCAGAAAATCAATACCGTCGGTGCATTGGACAGGGAATGCGATAGCTCGGAAACAGCCGTTCTCAATCTCGGGATTCTGGAAGACGATCGCGGGGTTATGGACGTCAGGGACCATCTTCTTCTTTGTCCGGGGCGGCACGAAAATGGTGGTCACAATCATGCCTACGAGAAATCCTCCAAATACCCAGAGGATGTTAAACATCAGTTATTATAACCCAAGAGTTTTGTAGACTCGGTGGATAGTTTCCAGATGGTCCCCGCTCCAGGTGATGATGAGTTTTCCAGGTGGGGTAGAGATTGGACCGCCAAAGTAGACGAAGAGATTGGCAATATAGACAAATGATTTCTGATTGTCTAGCCACACAATCCGCTCGTCGTCTATTGCCTCCACTATCTTCATAAATTCGGCACGTTGATTGGGGTATCCTCCGACGAGAACCACGAACATCTGTCTGTTTCCTGTTTATACTTACCGCTTACGAGTTAAACGTGGTGCGGGCCTACGTTTCCGCTTGAGAGTATGACGCCGACGTCCACCTACCTTCTCATGTGGATAATTCAGCTCAAACTCAAAGCGGAAGGTCGGGCCAGTAGGACGAACTCCACCCTTCTTTTGCTTAACGAGTGTAGACCCGTACTTGAACTTGTCGATGGAGATAAAAACGGTATCCCCGCCCATCTTGCGTTCCACTGGAATCTCCCAGTCTCCTCCACCAGCATTCCATCCCGTTCCCTTGGCAGCACTGGACTTCACGAATTCGTGAGACGGGAACTGGAGAGTGAAGGTTTGTCCCCGATGGTTCTTCTTGACGTCGGCGACGTAGGATGTCAAACGCTTGTCCTTGAAGGCCTCATCCACGTTGTCATCATTGAGGAGTTTGAGATTGAGTTCGGTATCCACACTCCTGATGAAGTTGGTGACTGCATCCCGGAATGTCGTCTCAAAGTTTTCATCAATGGTTCCGGTGATATTCGTGGGTGCAGGGGCAACAGGGGGAGCAGCGAGTTCGGTGACGGGGGCAGTGTACCTAGGTCTACGAGGACCGAACGCGTCAAGAGAAGTCATGACACCCGCATCAATGGCCACTGTGGGTGCGGGGACAGCTGTCCCTGTGGCAGCAGGAGCAGGAGCAGGAGCCGCCACCGGAGCAGGATGTGCATTGGGGTTGAAGGCATCCAGAGATGTGGCAAGAGTGGAAGCGATGGAAGGAGTGGGAGCAGGAGGGACAACTTCTCCTTGGACTAGGGGGGTATTGAAGACGGGGACTGGAGCAGGGGCTGGAGCAGGGGCCACATTGGGGTTGAAGGCGTTCAGAGATGCAGCGAGAGAGGAGTCAATTGTTGGTGCAACAGAGGGGAGAACTTCACCCTGGGTTAGGGGGGTATTGAGTTGAGGGGCAACGGGGGATCCGAGAGTTCCGCGTTCCGCGAGTCCTAGACGTTGCTCCGCAGCTGCACGGGCAGCTTGGCCTTCGGGGGTCGGAGCAAGAGGGTTCACGAGACGAAGAGGAGCTGGAGCTGGAGCTGGAGCTGGAGCTGGAGCTGGAGCTGGAGCTGGAGCAGGAGCAGAAGCGGGTAGACGCTGGCCTTCTGGGGCACTACGCATAGGGTTGGAAGCGGTAGCTGGAGCTGGAGCTGGAGCAGCCGTGGGCGGAGCAGCCGGAGCCGTGGGCGGAGCTAAACCCTTGGGAGAGACGTAGCGAGGATCCTTCGCTGCCTTACGGACTTCCTCTAGATTCGCAGCCGAAGAAGCTAAACCTTCATCGACTTTCTGCTCGTCATTGGACCAGAGTGCGGCATCCGCATCAGCTTCTGTGGCAGAGGCCTTGGCTTTGATTAGATCCTTAGCTATCTGAACCGATGTCTTGGCCAGAGCTTCCTTACGCTTGTTGGTAGATTTGTCTCCCTTGGCAACTTCCTTGTCCAAGGCATCCTTAGCCGCCGTCGCCTCCTTCTCTAATTTCGCGACCTTATCGTTCGCCGCCTTTGCCGCATCCTTTTTCTCTTTTAAGCTGGCCTTGTACTTGGCATGTGCCTTCTTTACCCGATCATGATCCTTCTCGGCTGCATCCAGCACCTTCTTTGCAGACGCTTCCCACTTCTTCTTGGCCTCCGCGGCCATCTTCTTCATTTGTTGGGCTTCATTGATGAGCTGTAGCCGCCGCTGCGGCGAAACATCGCCTGCTCCGGCAATATCGGCCTCGGCTCTGTCACGCCTGGCCTCTATTCTGATAACATCCGATGCCTGCTGTGACATATTTCGTACCAGCTGCTCGGTCTCACTGATCTTCTGTCCAGGTGGAGGAGGAGATGCGGACCGAGCGGCTAGAGATGCTACCGCTCCCGGGGTGGCACCCACTTCTGTGGTGAAGGGAGAAGGGACTTCGGGAGCAGGGGGCGGAGACGAACTACGAGCAGCCATGGCTCCTACAGCATCGGGGTTAACAGTAACCTCTGTTGTCGGTGCGACAGGGGTGGGGGAACGTCCGCGGGTCTGGGTAGGGGCAGCTGTCGGAGCCGTGGGCGGAGCTGGAACTGTCGGAGCCGTGGGCGGAGCTGGAACTGTCGGAGCCGTGGGCGGAGCAGACGGGGCAAGAACAGGTGTAGGTGGAGGGACAATGGGGGGCACGACCTCGCCCGCGGGGCTATCACCGAGCGTTCCCGTGAGAATAGAGACCATCTCAAATCCTGCCTGGAGATTACGGTCTCCTACTCCCGCAATCTTGACCGTCACAGGGCTCACTAGGAACCCATGAAGGGCTACACGGTGATCCTTTTCGCCAACGGGTCCAACGAAGAAACTGTTGAAGTTGGCCGATGTTGAACTGAAGCTCACTCCAGGGGAACTTTTGAGGTTGAACGATATCGCCTTTTCGGCGGGAACGGCACGGGGAACTAATAGGGGGCTGGTAGGAGGGAGAATGGGTTTGTCTTTCGGTACAACGCTGGGATTGTCCAGGAACTTCTCGACATCGGACGCAAAGTGGAAGAGCGGAATCTCCATCTCTGACGGAATACCAACAATGACGCTGTCGGCCATAACTGGCTTTCCACTGGAATCTTTCATGGCCTTCTTGTCAGCCCGCGTCCGCTCCTTGGTTCCAGTCTTGAGTGTCGCGATCTTCGAGACTGCTGGGTCTGCTCCCATCAGTTTCATGGAAGGCTTGAGCGTATCCCCATCACGCTTTAGCTCAAAGCTGTGGACCAGGGCATTCGGGGGATCAACTCCGTCGGTCTTGATGAACCCAAAATCGTCAACCACCGGCGGGGTTCCGGGGGCTACGGGAGCAGGGTTCTCGGACGGGGTGGGAGAGGCTGGAGCTGGAGCTGGAGCTGGAGCTGGAGCTGGAGCTGGAGCTGGAGTCGGATCTAGAGACATAGGCGAAGGGGGTGCTGCCTCCGAAGGTTTCGGAACATCCTTGTGAAAGTTCTTGGCGATCTTGATGGCTTCATCATACGGCATGGAATACTCTCCAGCGGGACCGTGCACTGCCTCAAAGTGGTTCTGGTTATCGTTGTAGATCACATAGACTGGTGCCCCCGCCTTTCCTTCCAGGACACTTGCCTCCTTCTGTCCCGGTAGTTTCTGATCAGTCTTCAGAATACCGGCCTGTGTTGCCCCCGAAGTCTTGGCCACAATCAAAAAGTTGAGACCGTTCTGCTTGGCAAACTTCTCAAGCTCTGAAGTCTCAAGGTAAGTCTGGTTGGCGGCAATACGTTTGGCTTCCTCATCCGTAAGTCCCTCGGTCTTGGAAAAAAGACCGTCGCGACGGAAGTTTGAGGCAATCGCGTTACGCACGCCCAGGGGCTGCTTACGGAATGTTGGGCTGATCGCAATGAGCAGCGAATGAATGAGGCAGTCAAAGTCTGTAGCGGGAACGTTGACGCGGGACCATCCAGTAAGTTCTGGAGGGAATTCTAGCTTTGCTACATCGGTAACGGTATCGGCCGGCTGGGTATCCAGGCCTGGCTGCCCAGCAACAGCCTTCTCGATCGCATCAACACCGTCGGCACTCTTTATTACTGCAACTGCCTCCTTCGCCTTCTCGGCCCGAGCCTTCAAATTCTCAATTCCCTTGGCTCCCGTAGCCGGGAGAGCCTTGGTCTCGGCAGCCGGTGTCTCGGCCTCCACATCTGATTTCGGTTTCGCGGCTACCGCCTCCTTTGCCTTCTCGGCCCGAGCCTTCAAATTCTCAATCCCCATAGCCCCTGTAGCAGGAAGAGCCTTGGATATATCTGAGTCGGATTTGCGACGTGAAGCCACAGTTTTCTTGGCACGCTTTGCTCGCATACCAAGGTTCTGAGAAGCCGCCGCCGCGGTCACAGATATTTTAGCACCGCCTTCACTCAT